CATATCTTAAAAAAGAATACAAAAAGTTTATTAATGAATCTAAAAAAACTATTATGTATTTGGTTAAAGAATTTGAAATGAAAAAGGCGGCGACTGCCTATAAGAGATCAACACAAGATAAAACTGGTGTAATTGATCCTCTTAAATTACATAGTTATAAATTTAATGATGATATATTTAAAAGATTAACTATATTACCAGACGCTAAAAACCACGGTATGATGATGTTGTTAGATTGGTCAGGTAGTATGAGTGATTGTATTTTTAAAACGGTTCAACAAACAATTCAATTAGTACAATTTTGCTCTAAAGTAAATATACCTTTTGAGTTATATTTCTTTACTAGTGAAATGGATAAAACAGGTTCATCATTTGATAGTACCAGAATTTCACAAGATTTTAATTATAAACCTGGTGATATGGCAATTGATAGAGTTAAACTAGTTAATGTTGCTAGTCATAAATTGAAAAAACAAAAATTAGATGAGTCTCTAATGTATCTATATCACTTAGCAATGTATTATGACCATAGATATTGTTGGAGAAGCAGTAGAGATCCGTTTGCTTATGATAGACCAGATTCAGTAGGAATACCTAGTGAGTATTATCTAGGTTCTACACCTTTAAATGAGGCATTAATTATTATGTTAGAGTTAGTACCTTTATTTAAAAACAAATATAAAATTGAAAAAATGAATTTAATTACTTTAACTGATGGTGGTGGTAATTATGGTTCTTCTTATAATATGATGATTGATCCAGAAACAAAAGTATTAAAAGAGAATGTTGCTAGAAATCCTGGTAATACAGATGTTCTTATTTACAAAAAGAAAAATCACTCAACTAAAGATGATAATTATTATGGTTATAGAAGTTCCGCATTGACAGGTACTATATTAAATCTATTAAGAACATACCATAAAGTTACAACTATCGGTTTCTACTTAATTAAAAGGATCCGAAGATGGGAAACTGATATGTATTTTAGACCACAAGATATAAGAGATTATTCTAAAAGAGAAGAAATCTACCAAAAGAATAGAAGTAAATTTAATAAAGAAAAATCTGTATCTGTTCCTCAACACGGTTATGATGATTATTATATTGTTAATGCCAAAGATATGAAAGTTGAGAATACTGATCTGGACACTATTAAAACTGATATGAAACCAGGTAAGATTAAAAATTTATTCAGTAAGAGTATGAAAGGAAGAATCACTTCCAGAGTGCTTTTAAACAAGTTTATTGAGAAGGTTGCATAATGAGAACTAAAAACATCAATAAAACCAAGTGTTTTTTATGCTTGACATTTAGGGAAAAACGTGATAGCATATAGTATAACAATTAAGAAAGGACTAATATAAATTATGTTGTTAAATGATAAACAAAGAAACTTTATAGAACTATGCTATAAAGAGTTTGGTGATATTAAAGAAATCACTAGGGCACAACTTGTTAAAGTTGAAAAGAAACATAAAGTTGCTTTTCCACAATGGTTAGTTGCCAACAAAGACCTTAAAATTAAAAAAGGTCTTTTCAAAATGCCATCGGGTTCAGATACCGATGTTTCCAAACCAACTGAAATGGAGAAAGTAGTAGAACCTACTACTAAAAAAGAGGCGGCATATATCGTTTCCTCTTTAACTGGTAATGTTGTTCCTGATAAAGATAAATGCTTTGTCAGTTTCGGTAATTATCCAGATGTAAAATCTATTATTAAATCTAAAAGATTTTATCCTGTGTTTTTAACAGGTCTTTCAGGTAATGGAAAAACTCTATCAGTAACCCAGGCGTGTGCTGATTTAAAAAGAGAATTAATAAGAGTTAATATAACAATTGAAACAGACGAGGACGATTTGCTTGGTGGTTTCAGACTTAAAGACGGACAAACGGTCTGGTCTAATGGTCCGATCATTGAGGCAATGGAGAGAGGTGCTGTTCTTTTACTTGACGAGATTGACCTTGCAAGTAATAAGATAATGTGTTTACAACCAGTCCTTGAAGGTTCTGGTATCTTTGTTAAGAAGATTAATAAGTGGATACAACCTAAATCTGGTTTCAATGTAATTGCGACTGCCAATACTAAAGGGCAAGGATCCGAAGACGGTAAGTTTATCGGTACTAATGTTCTTAATGAGGCATTCCTTGAAAGATTTCCAGTAACTTTTGAACAGAAATATCCTTCTGTTGCAATTGAAAAAAAGATTTTAAATAATACTTTAAAATCTTATGGTAAATCAGATGTCAAATTTATTGACAAGTTAACTACTTGGGCAGATGTAATAAGAAAAACCTACTTTGATGGTGGTGTTGATGAAATTATATCTACAAGAAGACTTGTACATATTACACAGGCATATGCTATCTTTAATAATAAGATGAAGTCTATAACAATGTGTACTAATAGATTTGATGATGATACAAAGAATTCCTTTGTAGAGTTATATACTAAAGTGGATGCTGGTGCTTCTGCTGACCAAATTATTGAGTCACAGAAAAAGGCAGAACTTGAGTCTCAACTAAAGGAAGACAATGATAGTGAGTCGGATGACGAGGAAGATGATTCCAATGCCATCTAAATCTATTCATAGTGTTAGTCCAGGAAAGGCGTCTGAAAAGACGCCTGACCTTAAAGGGACTATCACTTTGAATTTAAAAAAGAAAACACTACATCAAGTTTATAATCAAGTTATGATGTGTGAAGAACTAGGTTTTCCTAATTTCTCAAAGGGTGAACCTATTAATAATTTAATGAGAGAGATAAGAAATCAAGTGAAAAAACAAACACGCTTGACAAAAAAAGAAAAATATATTATAATAAAAGAATTACTAGAATTTTGGCCGTTAAGTATAGTCATACCTAGTATGTTATTATTAATTTTAATGGCGAATATATTACAATGGTAAAGAGAGAAAAATTAGACGATAAAATAAAAAAGTTAGACTCAACTAGAGTCTTTAAAAAGATAACACCTAAAGGTGACCTATCTTGGTATATAAAATGGATTGCAAGTATTATGTTGATGATTGCTGTTTGCTTTAGAGCAGCAGACTTAAATCATATGTTTGATTTGTATTTTAGTTTTATGGGAACAACTGGTTGGTTAGTAGTAGGATTTTTATGGCACGACCGTGCATTAATATTTTTAAATGCTATTCTATCTGCCGTTTTATTAACAGGAATAATGAAGGAATTACTTGCGTGTAGTAATTGTATGATACCACTATAATGAATATATTTTGTTTAGATAAGGATCCAGTTAAGGCAGCACAAATGATGTGTGATAAACATATTGTTAAAATGTTATTAGAGTCTGCTCAACTTATGTGTACAGCACATAGAGAGTTGGATGTATCTTGTAATTATAGGAAAAACATTGATAAGATGTTATATAAATCAACTCACAAGAATCACCCTAGTGCTAAATGGGTTAGAGAGTCAGCATATAATTACATATGGTTGTATAGACATTGGGTTGCTATGAATGACGAATATAAATTAAGATACAATAAAAAAGTAAATCATAAATCGTTTGATAGATTAAATGAATTTTTAAAACATCCACCTGAAAATGCACCACTTAATAAGATTGGTACATTACCTACACCTGCTATGCCAGATGAGTGTAAGATACCAGGTGATGTTGTAGAGTCGTATAGAAATTATTATATTAAAGTAAAAAAAGATATTGCTACTTGGAAGATTCCTAGTAGAAAACCAAAATGGTTTGAGGTAGGTATATAATGCCACAACAAGTTATATTAGAAAACGATCCAATTTTAAAATCAGTAATAGAAAAATTATCTGAAAAAAATTATTTAGAAACAAAATATCCTCTTCTTAATAGAGGAGAAATAATAGGGTGTACTGAACATAATATTAATCTACAATGGGTACACGAAAATTACAACAAAATTGGTATTGACGCCAAAGAATTACAAAGATATTTACAAGAATGGTCTGAAGACGAAAAAGCAGAATATATAACTAACATACTTTTTGGTTATGAGTTAAAAGATACATTTCAATTAATTGTTTTAGATAAACAAATTGAATGGATTGAAGAAAGATTAAAGTCAAATATTAATAAAACTAAAAAAGAACAACTTGAAAGAGACCTAGAATATTTTAAATATTGGCGTGATGAAAAAAAGATGATCTATCTATGTATTGATGGTCAACATAGATTGTATTATCTTTATAAACTATTGACAAGTGAATTATTAATCAATATAAAACAACCAGAAAAAGATCAATGGATATATGATAACAAAGTTATTGAATTAAACGATTTTTATTTAAATCAACTACCAGATTTTATCCAAGAAGTAATAAAAAATATTAAACTATCTTGTGTCTTTTGGGCAAAAGCAGAATTAAGAAAATTTGCTTTTATCTTTACATCTTGCAATAAAGGAAAATCGCCACACGCCCACGAAATGAGATCAGTATTCAATAGAAGTGATTGGGGATTATTTTGTAGTGGTGTATTATTAGATTGTCCAGATAGAGATAGAATATGGAGAGATACTATAAAATTAACTAAAAAGATAACCTTTAAACAAAAAGGAGATACTTATTATCTAGCATCCTTATTTCCTTTTTGGTATATAACATCTGGTTATACACAACTACCAATAGCACCGAAATATGATTTTACAAATACGGATTTTTTATATGACTTATCATATAACATACCTAAAAAGATTTTAGATGAGTATTATAATGATATAAAAAATCTTTATATTATGATTAAACAATTAAATCCTACAAAATTTACCGTATGTCAATTTACTAATTTACTATATTACTATATTAGATATACTAAAGTAGGTGTTGGACCTGAAGATAAAATTTATAACATTAGACAACCATTAGATTTTATTAATAAGTTTTTAGATGATGAGGCAGATAGAATTGATAGAGATTTTTACGAAACAGATATAGACGGTAATGTAATAAAAAATGCTATGGGTGAAGAAATTATTAAAGAACACCGTTATGAAAGTAAGAACTCTACCAACACCTATGGTAATGTAGATTACAGAAAAACACTTATGAACCAAGATATATTTAATAATGTTTCTGAATTTGAAAGAAAAGGTATTATTATAAAACAAGGTACGAGAGATACAGGTTTAACAGCAGAAAAAGTTGCTTATAAAAATAACTATAAAGATCGTGGTGGTAAAGAAATTGATAGAGTTGCTTTGAGATCAAAAGATTCAAAAGATTCGTATGTAATGAATGAAGAAAAACCAACAAGTCAAGGTGGTGATAGAACACTTGAAAATACTAACTTGATGAAACAAAAAGATAATCTACATTTATACCATACGGAACAAAAAATTAATGAGGGGAGGTAGATAAAGTTGAGTATTACGGTTGAAGTTAGAAAAGGTAATTTGGAACAGGCAATGCGTGTTCTAAAGCGTAAAGTACAAAAAGAAGGCATTATAAAAGAGTTAAGAATGCGTCAATATTACGAAAAACCTAGTGAAAAATTAAGAAGAAAAAAGAAAGAAAATATTGCTAATGTTAAAAAAAGAATGAAAAAATTAGCAAGAATAAGAGGATATTAAGAGTTTTGCGCTGGTGATATAAATATAATTGTCCTGGCTATTCGTAAGTCCTGGGCGTGAAGACCGACTATAAGAATTTAGTTGGTGTCGCAAAACGCAGATTTGCTACTTTACTGCGTAAACAACAAAGTAGCACTTGAAATTATATAAATAATTATTATATAATATAATGAGTATGCCATTAAGGGTACTCGGAAAATAACTTTGCTTAACAAAGGAGGTTACAATGACCAATAAAGCACTATCTATTTTCAATCAATTAAGACCATTATCAGTAGGATTTGATGATGTATTTGACCATTTTGAGTCAATGTTTAATCACTCATTTGATACTATAAATGTGTCTAATTATCCACCATACAATATCGTAAAAGTTGATAAGAATAAATTTGATGTTGAAGTTGCATTAGCAGGATTCAACAAAAAAGATATTAATGTATCAGTTGAAAACGGTATGTTGACTATTGAATCTAAACAAGAGGAAAAGTCAAAAGATAAAGACGGTGAGGTAATCCACAAAGGTATCTCTAAAAGATACTTTAAGAGATCATTTACTATCGCTGATGATGTTGAAGTCAAAGGCGCTGAGTTAAAAGACGGTCTTTTAAGGGTATCAATGGAGAAGATTATACCTGAGTCGAAAAAGATGAAAACTATTAATATCAAGTAATATCAATAGTTAAACGAAGATAGGCGAGGCAGCATTGACTTCCTCGCCTTTTTAGTATATAATGAACACTATTATATAATTATGAATAAGGAGTGAAATATATTATGAACATAAGTACAGACACTTTATCGGTGTTAAAAAACTTTTCAGACATTAACCAGAACATTTTGGTTAAACCTGGAAATAAAATACAAACTATCTCCACAATGAAAAACATCTTGGCAGAAGCAGAGGTGAGTGAGAAGTTTGATAGTGAGTTTGCTATATATGATTTACCAGAATTTTTAAGAGCAGTTGAGTTATTTGAAAAACCTGCATTAAAATTTAATGGTGGATCAAATGTTGTTATAGCATCCGCTAATTCTAAACAAGCAATCAAGTATTTCTTTGCTGATAAATCGGTTATTGTTGCACCAACAAAAGCAATTAATATGCCAGATCAGTATGTATCTTTTACATTAAAGAAACAAGACTTTGCTAATCTACAAAAAGCAATTACTACACTAAATTTACCAGATGTAGCAGTTGTAGGTGATGGCAAAAACATTAAACTTGTTGCTACAGATAAGAAAAATAAATCTTCAAACGATTATTCAGAAATCATAGGTGAAACTGATAAGAAGTTTAATGCTTATTTTAAAGCAGAAAACTTAAAAGTTATTGGCGATGACTATGATGTAGAAATATCTCAACAGAAGATTTCTCATTTTATCAACAGGAACAAACCTGTACAATATTGGATCGCATTAGAACCTGACTCAGAATTTTAAGGAGTTAGGCAATGGCAGATTTTTTATGGGTTGAACAATACCGACCCAAAACAATACAGGATTGTATTCTACCAGAAGATACTAAGCATACATTTTTAGAATTTCTAAAGAAAAAAGAAATACCTAATATGTTGTTGTCAGGTACAGCAGGAACAGGTAAGACTACCGTTGCTCGTGCTTTATGTGAACAACTTAATGCTGATTATATCATCATAAATGGATCAGATGAAGGTAGACATATAGATACATTAAGAAACAAAATTAAGAATTTTGCGTCAACCGTATCTTTCAATACCGAATCAAAACACAAAGTAGTCATAATTGACGAGGCAGACTATATGAATGCTGAGTCAGTACAACCTGCTTTGCGTAATTTCATTGAAACATTTTTTGAAAATTGTAGATTTATAATGACTTGTAATTATCCTTACAAGTTTATTGAACCTTTAAGAAGTAGATTAACTCAAATAGACTTTAAAATAGTCAATGGTCAGAAACTAAAATCAGCACAATCGTTGATGAAACGACTAGGTATGATATTAGATGAGAACAAAATACCATATGATAAGAAGGTATTAGCAAGTCTAATTGAGAAGCATTTTCCAGACTTCAGAAAAACTATCAATGAATTACAACGATATTCAGTAAATGGTAAGATTGATAGTGGTATATTTTTCAATCAAAAAGAGGCAGATATTAAGAATTTATATGCTTGTTTGAAGAAAAAAGACTTTAATGAAACTAGAAAATGGGTTGTTAACAATCTAAATGTTCAACCATCAGACTTGTTTAGAATAATCTATAAGTCCTCAAAGGACTATCTACAACCACAATCAGTACCACAGGCAATACTTTTATTAGCAGGATACCAATATAAATCGGCATTCGTAGCAGACCAAGAGATAAATATGGTCGCTTGCTTGACCGAAATAATGGCGACTTGCAAATTTAAATAACAGATTAGACGAGGATAAGATGGCACGAAGAACATTTTGGCGAAAATGTATAGTCAAATTGCGAATGTGGTATGCAGATATAAGAGGACATCACGGTAAACGGTGGGATTACGAACCAGGAGATTATTATATGGGCAGACATAACAGACGCAACAAATAATGGCATACGAATTAAAAGATTACTTGAAAGCGATTAATGAGTCCAAAGAGGACTTGATGAAATCAGATGAAACCTGGATAAAGAAATATCCAGCATACATAATTAATCGTTGTTTATCAATGTTTTGGGATACTCTTCCTCAAGCAAACGAAATGAATGGTTATCACTTCCTAGATAATCAGGTCCAATTTCAATTTTTAATAAATAGTGTTAGAAAGAAAAAACGATTTGGTGGTAGATGGTTAAAACAATCCAAATTGAAAGACATAGAGTATATTAAAGAGTATTTTGGATATAGTAATGAAAAGGCAAGAGAGTCTTTGAGCATACTCACAAAAAAACAAATTGAAGATATTAAAGAAACCTTATATAAAGGTGGGAGAAAAACAAGATGAGTGAAGAAATACAATGGACGCCAGAGAGTATGCTAGAAGTAACCATTAAGCAACCTGACGATTTCCTAAAAGTTAGAGAAACTTTAACACGAATAGGTGTTGCAAGTAGAAAAGACAAAACACTATTTCAATCGTGTCATATATTGCACAAACAAGGTAAATATTATATCGTACATTTTAAAGAACTTTTTGCTTTAGATGGTAAGAAGGCAACTTTAGTGGAGAACGATATACAAAGAAGAAACACAATCGCTATTTTATTACAAGACTGGAACCTAATTGATATAGTTAAAAAAGAAAGTGCTGATAATAAAGCACCTTTAAGTCAGATAAAAGTATTACCATTTAAAGAGAAAAAAGAATGGATTTTATCTGCTAAATATAACATAGGAAAAAAAGTAGAAAAAAGTAGCGAAAATGCAAATACCAAAGTTTAAAGAATTTTTTGTAGAACAAGATTTAGAGCGTAAAGAAAAACCTATTACGGTTGCTATTATTACAATAGCAGATTCAGACGACCCTAAAGAAAATACAACTGCCGATCTTATACAAAAAGCGTGTAAGAAAAAAGGTTATAAGTGTATTATAGTAAATACAAAAACATCAATCATCACACAAAAAGACGAAGACAAAAATACATTAACGGTTTATAACTATGATGGTGAAGGTGCTAAACATACTTTCATAGGTAAAGATACCGTTTGTATTACAAGAGGTGGTGCGTTGCAAGATGAAGGTGGATTATCTTTAATATCTGCCTTTCAAAACTCACAAGCATTTATGTTAAACACAAGATCAGCAATGTTAACTTGTGATAACAAATTAACTTCAGCATTATTATGTGAGAAGTTTGGTATACCAATACCAAGAACTGCGTATGTATCTAACGAGAAGAATTTAAGAACAGCATTAGATATGGTTGGTGGAAAGTTTCCACTTATCTTAAAGACATTAACAGGTACACAAGGTATCGGAGTAATTAAAATAGAAAGTTATGAAGGACTTGTTGCAACCGTTCAGGCAATGTGGAAACTAAATGCTGAACTTTTAATACAAGAATATATGCCTACGAAATTTGATGTAAGAACTTTCGTAGTAGATAATAAAATATTTGCAAGTACAAAAAGAACTCATAGTAATTATGACTTTAGATCAAATACACATAGAGGTGCCGAGGCAGAACCTTATATTTTAAATGATGAAGAAAGAGATATAATCTTAAAGGCAAGTAGAGCAAGTAAAGCATATATGTTAGGTGTTGACCATATTGTATATAAAGGAAAACCATATGTTTTAGAACTTAACGGCAGTCCAGGATCAGGTGCTGACTATCAAGGTTATCAATACAAAGATTATTATTCAGATCCAGAACCATCTGGAAGAATAGATGGTGAAGAAATGATGTACAATGTAATTGATTGGGTTTCAACAAGAGCACATTGGGACAGACAATCACTTGTTGAATGTGGTTGGTTAGAAACAATTGACCTAGATGATATAGGAAAAGTAAGATGTAAATTTGATACAGGAAATGGTTCTGAAGCGTGTGCTTTACACGCAGATGAAATTATATCTGATAAGAAAATTGTTAAATGGAAATATGATGGTAAAATTTATTCTAAACCTAGACACGGTACAAGTAAAGTTTTCAGATCAAATGCAACTAACGAACCATCAGAAACAAGACCTACAATATTATTAGATATGACCTTTAATGGATTTACATATAAAGATGTAGAAGTAGGATTAGATCAAAGACCTAGATCAGGTTCAGACCTATTAGTTAATAGAAATATTATGAGGCAAATGAATTTAAGTGTCAATCCTAATAGAACTTTCGTATTAAGTAAGAGATTAAAACCTGTGGAAAAAGAAGGTAAACCAGATAAAGTAGGTTTTGAAAAGAAATAACATTGACAAAAGCGTCAATGTGTGATATAACTATATAATAGCAATAAGGAGAAATATAATGCAAGAAGTGAAAATATTAAGACTCTCTACTGGCGAAGATGTAATCGCTAAAGTTGGAGAGAACGATCAAGGATATAGTTTAAAAAATCCTTTCGTAATCATACCTCAACAATCCGCTCCAGGACAACCAGTACAATTAATGATGTCATTGTATAATGCGTATGGCAAAAAAGATACGGTTACTTTGTCCAAGGATAAGATTGTTTTTATGACAGATCCAAAAGATGAAATATTAAAATCTTACGAACAAAATACTAGTAGGATATTAACACCTAAAACAAGTTTAATAACGGAAACAACTATACCAACATTAAAGAAGTGATAACGGTTAACTTTATACGGACAAATAATGATAAAGTCTGTGTTGAAGTAGAAGAAGGAACCACTTTAATGCAGGCAGCAAAGCAGGCAGACTTAAAAGAAATCCCTGCTGATTGTGGTGGCAATTGTGCTTGTGCTACTTGTCATATTCATTTAACAAATGCTTGGTCGCATTTATTACCTATAAAACAAAATGGTATGGAACAATCCTTATTAGAATATGAAAAAGGTTATATTGAAGGTGTAAGTAGATTAAGTTGTCAGATAAAATTGACAAAAGAATTAGATAATTTAACGGTGAGATTAATAGATAATGAACTTTTATAAATCAGTAATAGAACATCAAGGTAAACTTCTAGTGAGAGGTATCCACGATGGTAAAGAATTTAAAGAGAAGATTGAATATAGTCCTACTCTTTATGCAATGTCTAAAAATCAAACTGATTATAAAACTTTAACTGGTCAGTATCTAAAACCAATTAAATTTGATAGTATTAAAAAAGCAAGAGAATTTAAAAGAACTTATAATACAGGTAATGCACCTATCTTTGGTATGGACCGTTATCAGTATCAATATATTTCAGACGAGTATCCAGAAGAAATACAATTTTCAAAAGACCATATAAAAATATTTACACTTGATATAGAGTGTAGTGCCGAAAACGGTTTTCCAGATGTACAAAATCCAGTAGAAGAAATACTTTGTATTACGGTTAAGAATCAATCCAATAAACAAATTATAACTTGGGGTACAGGTGAATTTACAACTGATAGACCAGATGTAAGTTATGTTAGATGTAAGTCAGAAAAAGTTTTAATTATGGAGTTTATGAAATTTTGGATGAAGAATTATCCAGATGTTATCACAGGTTGGAATACAAAGTTTTTTGATTTACCTTATCTATGTAATAGAATTAAATTATTAACAGACGAAAAAATTGTAAGAAAATTATCTCCTTGGAATTTAGTAAGTACCGAAGAAGTAGTTGTAAGAGGCAGATCAAATTTATATTATGATTTAGTTGGTATTACTATGTTAGATTACCTTGACTTATATAAAAAATTTATACCTGTAAGACAAGAAAGTTATAAACTTGATTACATAGGTAAAGTAGAAGTTGGAATACAAAAAGATGATAACCCTTTTGATACATTTAGAGAGTGGTATTCAAAAGACTTTCAATCTTTCGTAGATTATAATATTAAAGATGTAGAAATTGTTGACCAACTAGAAGACAAATTAAAACTAATTGAATTAATCTTAACTATGGCATACGAAGCAAAGATTAATTACCAAGATGTATTTTCACAAGTTAGATTTTGGGATACACTAATATATAATTTCTTGCGTAAAGATAACATTGTTATCCCACCAAAAGAAGATAATATAAAAGATGAAAAGTATCCTGGTGCATATGTAAAAGACCCATTGGTCGGTATGCACAAATGGATTGTTTCGTTTGACATCAACTCACTATATCCACATTTGATTATGCAATATAATATTTCTCCAGAAAAAATTATTGGTATGAAATCAGATGGAATTACGGTGAACAAGATGTTGAATCAAACAACGCCTCTAGCATATCTTAAAGATGAAGGTGCCACGATAACACCTAACGGTGCATTATTCAAAACTGATAGTGAAGGTTTTTTACCGAAACTATTAGGCAAAATGTATAATGATCGTGTTCAATTTAAGAGTAAAATGTTAGAGGCGAAAAAATTATATAACAAAACAAAAGAACCTAAATTAAAAAATGAAATTGCTCGTTGTCATAATATACAATGGGCAAAGAAAATTGCATTGAATAGTGCTTACGGTGCCATCGGTAATCAATACTTTAGATATTATGATGTTAGACAAGCAATGGCAATTACACTTGCAGGTCAATTTGTTATTCGTTTCATTGAGAATAATGTTAATGAATATATGAATAAGATATTAAAGACAGAAGATAAAATAGATTTTATTGTGGCATCCGATACAGATTCAATTTATCTTACATTAGATAAACTTGTTGAACAAGTATGTAAAGATAAATCAAAAGAACAGATATTAAGATTTTTAAATAAAGTTGTTGAAGGTAGAATAGAACCTTTCCTAGATAAGTGTTTTGAACAACTTGCTGATTATACTAACGCATTTAAAAATAAAATGGTAATGAAACGAGAAGTAATTGCTGATAAAGGTATATGGACTGCTAAAAAAAGATATATGTTAAATGTATTAGATGAAGAAGGTATTACATTTGAAGAACCTAAACTAAAGATTATGGGTATAGAAGCAGTTAAATCTTCAACACCTGAAATTTGTAGAAGAAGAATTAAACAAACAATTCAAATAATAATGTCAAAAGAAGAAAATGATGTACATAATTTTGTTAAAGATTTTAAAAAAGAATTTTTTAAATTGCCTGCTGAGGCAGTATCGTTTCCTAGAAGTTGTAATAATATGAAAAAATATGAAAGTAGTTCCAATGTTTTCATTAAAGGTACACCAATACACGTGAAAGGTGCTTTGATATATAACCGACAGATAAAAGAGTTTGGATTACAAAACAAATATCCTTTAATACAAGAAGGAGATAAAATTAAATTTGTTAAATTACTAGAGGCAAATCCATTTAAGTTTGATGTGATTAGTTATGTAACTAAATTACCAAAAGAGTTTAAACTAAAAGATTATATTGATTATGAATTACAATTTGAAAAAACATTTTTGGATCCTATTAGATTTATTTTACAACCAATAGGTTGGACACCTGAACCTAAAGCAAGTCTGGAGGCATTCTTTGGATAATAAAGTTATAAATGCAGATAGTTTACAACATCTAAAAACTTTAGATGATAATGTTTTTGATTCGTGTGTAACTGATCCACCATATC